TAGACCCCGGACTTCTCGCTTTACTGAACCAGGGACGTAACAACCAAGACATGTGGGGTGGAAGCGGAATGTGGTTCTCCGTACCGACCGTTACAGCCACCGTAGGAAGAGTATTGTAGTTCACTCTGCCAAGTAACGGGAACTGGAAAGGAAATCCTGTAAAAAAGTTAGGCCACATAATTACCCCCTTTCTTACCGGAATTAACCCCAGTAGTTGTTGCAACCACATCCATAACCGCTACGACCGTATGCGGCATCACCGGCATAAGCCCCGTATGCGGCGGCACGGTAAGTGTCAAGGTTTACGCCGACAATGTTCGGATATTGTACCGGAACAGTGTTGGGCAACTTACATTTGATGCCGTCAACGTCGCTTTGTAATGCCTGCAATCCTGCTGCCAAAGGAGCAATCTGTTGACCTACCGCATTCAGGATAGTGGCGTTTTGGTTACGTTGAGAGATTTCAGCGGTCAAAGTGGCTTTTTCCGCAGTCAGAGAAGCAATCTTGTCTTGCAGTGCCTGGTTCTGCATGGCATCCAACTTGGCGATGATAGCCTGAGTATTGGCGGTTGCACCGTCACGCAATGACAAAGTGTTCTGGTTAGCCGTGTTAACCAAAGTATTGGTTTGGTTACACATGGCAAGCTGGTTCTCATAGCCCATTGTGGTAATGGCGTTCTGCGTCTTGCAGCAGCAATCTGCCAATTGTGTGAGAACAGCCTGATTGCCGGACTGGAATGCGTTGATGATTTGCTGGGTAGACATGCCCACCTGATTGCCCACATTGGCGATAAGTCCTTGAATGTTACACAAGGCGCTTTGCAACTGCTGGGTAGAGCAGTTCAAAGAAGAGGCAAGCTGATTGATGGCGTTACCGTTACCCTGAATGGCTGACATCAGGTATTCACGACCCACATCACCGTTAAGCTCGGCAGGCAGACCGCCGCCATTGCCCAAGCGGTTACCGAAGCCGTTACCGCCCCAACAGAACCACAAAAGGATAATCCAGATGAACCACATTCCGCTTCCACCCCACATGTCTTGGTTGTTACGTCCCTGGTTCAGTAAAGCGAGAAGTCCGGGGTCTACACCCTTGCTTCCCATCAGGTTGGGTAGCATAGCCATAATGTCGAATTTGCTTCCGCCATTACCGCCGTTACCGTCCTGATTAAAAACGTACGTTCGTTCCATAGAGATTTATATTTATACTAATTACGGTCAATATCAACCGCACAGCAAAAGTATAAATACGCAATCTGACATGAAATCAATTGTTTCCCAACGACTTCTTTATATTTTCCCAATATATTCTCAACATTTTCCCACCTTCCATGCGCTCCTGGAAATTGGAAATCATGTAGTTTATCGCACGTTTGGTCTTGTGGATTTGTAAGGCTATTTGAGACGGATACATGCCCCTTTCAACCAACAGCCGGACAAGCAGATAGCGGGCGTCTACGGTCTCTGTATCCTTATCCGAGGATAGTATTCGATTGACTGGAATTTCCGTCTCCTGCGAGACGAGATTGATTGTTTCGGCAAAGATTTCTGACTTACACATAGTTTTTCTAAATTTTATATTTATCTTTGCCCTGCCACATAAAATATTTGATTCTATACGAACAAAGCACAAGATACCGTGTTGAAGATATTTAAGCCTCCAACGTGCGGTATCTTATGCTTTTTCAAATTTTTATGTGGCAATAATTATTTGAACGTTGTGGGCTTTCTTTCCACTCTAAGCCCCCGAAAGAGCGCCAGCTTAAGCCGACTTCTACATCGTTAATTTCTTTCTTACCATACGAATATATTATAGCTCACCCCAACCCCGCCATACCAACCACCAGGATAACCATAACCAGCCTGCAAGCCAAGCCCCCAACGCTTCTTCTTCGGTTTGATAGCGACCGGATGATGGATGTCGTTCGTTACAGTCTGATAGACCGTCCTCGGATATACAGTCATACTATCCATCCGAGGGTCTACATATCCGCTCACCACCGCACGATACAGACTATCTTCATACACAACCCGTTTGCGATGAAGCAAGGTATCACCTATCCGTATAGTATCATTCGGCAATATCTGCCAAAAGACGGCTATCGGTGCAGAAATAAGAACCGTATCAAGTTTGACAACCGTCTGTATCTTCGTCTTGGCTGGAAGTAGTTCGAGCGGACGGAACCAAGCCGCCACACAAGCGATTACCAGCAATACAACTAATATCCACGGTAACTTTCTCATATCTTTTTCCAATTATCCTTTAACCAAGTAATTTCATCTTCGGTAAAGCTACGGTCGGCGATGATGATTTTGCCGTGGCAACCATTCCATAGATTTCCTGCATTGTTATCATTCTTATTGTAATATCTACCCCCTAAAGTAAGAACATCATTGCTTTCTCTTGTTCCAACATTGATAGAAATACCATTATAAGACTGCTTTGTTTGATAAGTTATTCCTTTTTTCGGTGTACTGATACTTGTTAGGCTTCCAAAACTCATTACAGTGAAACTATCTAAGGATTTAACCTCTACGGAAAAAGCTCCATTACCTGGTTCTTCCATGCCACCTAATGAATTAGAAACAAAAGCACTATATTCTTCTTTATCAAACCACGTCCTATCCGCCATCACCGTGTAATCCGTTAATATAGGGAAGCCGTAGCAGACGGCGTACATCTTGCCGTCGTAGCAAAGCTGGTCGGGGTAGTCGGGGATTTGGGTGATGGTAAAAACACTTGTGCCTGGAGTTAATCTATAACCAATTTGATAATCATTACTAACCTTAATAGATGTAGGTAATTCATTTTCACCCTCTACAATATTAATCTCCTTTCTACCATTTTCAGTTGCATATTGATACTTAAGAACATTATCTCCTAATCCTATTACTTTTATCTTATATGAAGGGATTTCGACTGAATTGGCATATTGAATAAATAGATAATTAGATGTATTAGGAGTAACTTTAACAACATCAGGTTTTACCTCTGTTTGAACTGAACTTTTTCTCCATGATGTAAAATCAACCTTATAAAGCCCCATCCCGCTATTCAGCTTACCCTTACCACCATACAGGTAGGCGTGGTTGCCGTTGCCGCTAAGGTCTTTTAGAATAGAAGTGGGAAGCTGGGTGATGGTAACATCTACAACACCGACTTTAGAAAACCCAAAACCAAAGTACAATCCATTATCTTTAAATTCATATACTCCGTCTTTATCAATAACGGCTTTCGTGCCGTTAATATCTCTAACATTCAACGGATTATCAGCAGTTACACCTTGCACTAATATTTTTATATCTGAATAAGGTTCTTTATTATCCTCTACAATCCCTTGAATTGATTTAGCCTCTGTAATATGAATAGTGCTACCTGTTATAGTTGCAATACCTCTACTGTCTAAATAGCGCCATGTAGTAAAGTCCTCTGTATAACTCTCTATTACATCGAAATTCGTTATACCCTGCTTCTTCGGGTCATAGATAGCCTTGATGTGCTCTTTCATACCAGCAGGCCATGAAAGACCGCCACCACCCGAAGCGGACGGAAAACCGACAGACGGTATACCTATAGTAGGAATACCGATTGTCGGAATGCTGATGTTGGGGATAGTGATTGGGTTCATAGGCTATTCCTCTTTAATCATCTTAGCTTCTAATACTTCTGAAGAGCTTCTGATTGTAATGTTTATACCATTCGCTATCCCTACGATGCGAAAAATTACATTAGGCGCACCACTATTCTGGGATGCATTGGGGTAAAGAGGAGCAGGCTTCAAATCATCGATTCCCGCAAAGGCGGTAACTAACCCGCCCTTGTTCTTTATCTGTATGGTAACGGGATTGCCGTCACTGACAAACGTTGCGTAATACGCGTTCTCGCTTTCGTTCTTTTCAAATGATAAAACTTCTGCTGCCATGATGTTTACTTTTTAGAGTTTCAATACTTGGTTTCTGTTGCCTTCTCTTCGGTGGCTGACGTGTACCCATGAGAAGTTTTTCTCATCAATAACCTGGTCAAAGGGAAGCTTCAATTCTTGTATAAGGTTGAACAATCTTTTGTTCTCTTTCGGGGTATTTGGAGTACCGACAATATCGGCAGCACACCCGTTCATGTGGTCGCTCGTTTTAGAGCCGCCTACTGCTTTATTAAGAGCAGGGCAACGGTATCCGCTTGTCACTGTGATAGGTTTGCCGTAAGCCTCTCTTAACGGGTCGAGGACATTGTCAACCAACGCTTGTGCATTGGGAAGCAGTTCTTTCGGCAATCTGTTGTCTATGGCTTTCTTGTCAGCCGTTTCGCTTTTAACCAGTTCTGCAATTGTAAAGTATCTCATGTTATTTCTCCTTTCTAAAATATTTGTCATAAACCACATGAGCCACCCATCCGGCAACAACACCGACACCGAATGATACGACAGTAGTCAAGTTCACCCAAAACGGTGTGTAGTGCATGTAAAGCATAACTCCCACGATGATAGCGATAACAATCGCTGCGATAATCAGTTTCTTTTTCATTTTGTTACTCCTTATCTTTAGTTATTATTTCATTCATATCTTCTTTCTCGACATCGAGCACTTTCTTTCCGAACAATCCCAACGCTTTCAGTAAGTTGAAATTATATCCCTTTGGCTTCAAGATATTGCTTATGATAGAGCAGAACTCTATGAAGCAGACAAACAAGCATGAATACACATCAATATTCCATTTATTGCCGGAAGCAATGTTTATCATCACCACCATACAAACAAAAGCAAAGTATGTCACCATTTTACCCATAGTACGGCGCACAGCACCGGAAAAGCGTACTTCTTCACCCATCAACAGACTTTTCCTTATCCCGAACGCAAGGTCACACACAACGACTGAAAATGTTACTATCAGCCACGGTATCATGTGTTCCAATGACTGCGCAATAAAACTGCTTGCTATTACCGAGAAACCACCTGGTATGCTTTGGGTAATAATGTTATTCTTCATCTTATCGTTATTTGTCAATTATTCCTATCTTTGTGTCTCTTATCAAATAAGCGAACTACTGTCATTCCGTTTTGCTCGTGAGAGTAGGACGGGATTTTCATATCTTGCCGTAGTATCTGAACCATGCACCCCATTTGCGTTCTTTCAAGTAGTTCGGATTGTCCTGGTTGAGTTTGGCTTCCATTTCAAATGCGCTCGCACGGTAAGCGTTATTGTTTACCTTGCCGCCACCTATCCGTTCATCCGTGAACAAGTGGTACACAAGACTGATGAACCACTCCACGCCATACAGAATGTAATAGAATAGCGGGATAAGGAGCAACCACCACGTACTGACATAGAATGCCAGCAATACGGACGGGATAGCCGCTATCTCCATGCACTCGAAGAACTGTTTCTGATGTGTACGCTCATGGCGTATGGTTGTTTCGGACAACTCTTTCAGCTTCGTAAGGATAAAGCCGAAGAACATGATTGTATGATAGCTGCCAAAGAGGATAAATTTCGCAAACCAGTTGTCTAAAAAGATTGTTTTCATTGTGAATTAGTTTTAAATGCTGTCTCTAATAATTCTATAATATTACTTGTTATTTTATCACTTTTAATTGCAATCATATCTATTTAATTATCAAAAATAAAAACAATCCAAGCAAATTGCTTATACACTTCGCTTGTAAAATCATTAATTAGTTCATTCTTATCCATAATTTGATTATGAGCATAACCGTAATTAATACTCTGACCCTCTGCATACATTGTGGAATAAAATTGAACAACTCGTTTGCTGGAACCATTGCCGTTAGCATCTTCGTTAAATAAAGAAATTTCAGAAATAGCTTGACCTTGAACACCGATAGTATACCAATCAATTTTACCAGGAGCAACTTCTTCTGTTTCTCCATCACGTTGTAGAAGAACAGGGTCGCTACTAAGATTAGCAATAATAACAGGAAAACTACCAGTAGTTCCACCATTAGGCCATACATAGCTAAGATTGGCATAGAGCTTACTCCAATCAAACTCTTTCCCGGCAATCAGCTTGTCTCCCACCAACAGCCCAGCTCCCGCCGAACCAACTCTAAGATTACTATTTTCGTTACTCATAATTGTTGTTTTAATCGGTTACACAATATGCTGTATTGGCATCCTTAGAGCCAATAGCCTCGTATTCGGCGGCGGTTTTCTTGGTTATGGTGGTGAGGTTGTCGGAAGTAATAACATCTGTAATTACAATCTTATTGTTATTGCTTGTTTCCGATACATCATAGTAGTATATATAGCAATACTTTAATGATGTCATGTAGCCAAAAGTAAACAGTAATGCGTAATATCCATTTCCTGCTTCTGCCAAGCAATACTGAATATTTGCATTTATGATATAACCAAACCAAGCTCCAGTCGTATCGTCAAAATGTCTTGTACTAAATCTAAGGTCTGTATATTTTCCATCAGAATAACCCTCAACAAAACTTCTAAAATTACCAAATAATTCGTCAGCTAAATCCTGTACGGTTTCTCCTGTTATAACGGTGTTATTAATCCATTTATTAAGAATAGTACCGTCTACGTTTCTAACAAGAATTTTATCATCCACATACTTCTTCGTCGCCGGATGATAATCCTTAGTCGGAGTATAAGCAGAAGTGTTGGTCTTGGTGAGGACGTCGGTGTCCCTGACGAGCTGGAAAGTGCTTGCCTCGCCACAACGGGCTGTAGTGCCGTTGTTCTCCAAATAGAAATGAAGTCTTCTTAACTGCTGCTCTTCGTTGTAGATATTTAAAGATAACGCTCCCGATTGTTTGTTTGAAGCGAAATTGACAGCATATTCTACAAGAGTATAGATATGTCTTAATGAGCCTAATGACGGTTCTCCAATCTGTACCAAGCAATTATTTGTGCTCAATTTTTCAAGCAAATCCTTGTATTTATCTATACCGCCAAATGCAGCTAATATCTCCTCTGAGGAGGAACTACCTGTCAAGTCAAGTATTTCTTTCGGCAGGATAATGACATTTGAGTTTTCGGGAACTTTCACCCAATCATTATTTTTACGACCGTAGACGTTACCGTCAGAGGGGGCTTCGTAAATATGATTTAAATCCTGAGACCATTTGGTAGCAATTCCATCCGTGACTGTTACAACAAATTTGGAAGTCATTTCTGTAATAATTGCCATCCTAAAAATAGCATTATTAGCATCCGTATAGGTAGCCATCGCCATTACTGGAACATATACAAGTTTCGTCCCCGAAGAATCAGGGATGTTTGCTACAACAGATACAGTATCTTTATTGACGATGCTCTGACATATATCCATGAAAGCGTCTTTCCCACCAAAAGCATTAAATATCTTATCGGATGTTGCTTCGTCGCTTAGGCTCAGCGCAGCAGCAGGAATAACTACCACGTTCCCCGAACCGCCGCCCGCTATCTTCCCTTGATTAACCCAGTCGCCGTTTACCCATGCGTAGTAATCGTAAGGAGCTTCAGTACCTACGGCCATGAACCCGTCAACTGCCGAACCGTCGGGAACGGTGGATTTCAAGGCTTCAAGGGTGGCGTATTCTCCGGCAACACGGAAAGAGCTTCCCGGCTCGCCCTTGCAATAAATACCCGTCTTGTCGAAGCTATCTGTTTCTTTGTTATACACATAGACATAATGGTCTGTTCCTATATAGGTCGGATTGTTGGCAACCTTTTCGGCATCTTGTGCGGCTGTATTAGCGGCTTCTGCTTTTTCTTCAGCATTTGAGGCGGCGTTGTTTGCGGATTGAGCAGCCGTTTCTGCTCCTTCTTTAGCTGCGTTGGCATCGGACGCAGCTTGTGCCGCCAGTTCTGCTTTCTCATTAGCGGTATTTGCGGCTGTCTGTGCTGCGGTGGCATTACTTTCTGCTTTATCGGCGGCTTCGTTTGCCTTATCGGCAGCATCCAAAGCAGGAGCAACCAACAATTCAAGAGATGCTTTTACTACGGTAGGCACTTCTGTCCCGTTTGCCGGTTGATAGGCCGGAAGAGATGATATGTCATCCGTGCTTCCCGCATCCGGCACTTCATTAACCCCTATGGATTCAGCCATAAGACGGGCAACTATTTCTTGATAATCCTGTTCAGTCCAAGCCATAATTATTATTGTTTATCGGTTACTTCTTCCGGTTGATTGGCGATAGTGCGGTTTAGTGCGTCAATGAAGAAAGGTTTGCAAAAAGCATTTGCATACTCCTGTATCAAAGTCACTTCCTCATCGGTATATTCTGTTTCTTCACCGGAATTATATATCTTCATAGCAAGTGCATGTGATGCGATACCGTTACCGTTACGGTATAGTACATTAGCAAAATCTTCCCGGCAATCCTTGTTTTCACAATGTTTACGGGCTACATCTGTCGCAATCAGCATCTTTTCAAAGTTTATCTTTTTCATAATCTATAATCGTTTTAATGTTATCCACAGAAGAAATGAACCCAGTAGGAACCATCGAAAATATAAAAACTCGAAACTCCATTCAGGGCTGTCTCTGATTTGGTTCCTCTATTATTGGCATTCATAAGATTCCCTCTTACTATTATATTCCTACTTAACTGATTCTTCACAAATACTATCTTACCGGGATTGGCGGAACTCGGCAGATATAAAACCGGGTCATAACTTGGAGTAGCATTACTATAAGTTACGAAATCATCCGCATCGGTAAGCGTATAAGAAGATGGTACTCCAATCGTACTGACGCCTAATCTTTTCACGCCTATCGATACTCCTGCGGCGTCTAATCTGTTTATTCTTACCGATTCTCCGCTTCTGGCATTAAGCATCACATTTCCTAACGCCTTTATCGCATAAGTGTTAATTCCGGCTTGGGCAATTATATCTACGCCGACGGAGTTATTACCGTAAGCACTTAGACTAAGCGCCGTCATTCCATCTCCGCGAATACCGCACATTGTATTAGTGGTAGTATTCACTTCAAAAAATCTTCCGCCATCCTGTCCTATCCGCAATCTTGCGGTCGGATTTGATGTAATATTCTCAAGTCCGTATTGGGTTATCTTAAAGGCGCCTATATATCCGTTGGTTGCCGTTATGTTCCCCGTAAAAGAGCCGTTATGACATTCGATAGAACCATCTTCGTGTATCTTTATGTTCCCATTGGCCGTAATTACTCCTTCCAGTTGAATATACTGCGACTTTAACGATATTTTATCCGCCGACACATTAAACAGAGATGACACTTTAGTATTACCGTCTCCGCCTTTGTCATTGAACTCCGCCGCCGCCCAAATATCGACACCATCCGCAGTCGTGAGCCATCCTGCGCTCTTGCTTTCAAGATTGGATGTTCTTTTCGCTACCGCTTCAATCTTTTCATTGGTTTGGCTTAGCTGGGTTTCAAACTTTGTTATCATGTCCTCGTAGGCATTATCAGTCAACGCCAACGAATATATGTATATGTCCCCTGTAAACTTCAACTCAAAATCACCCGTTCCGTCCCATGTGCCGGAATACTCCTTCATTATATATTCTTCACCCGGTTCGAGCTGTTCGATGAAATGCAGGTTCTGACCGGGAAAGCCTATCGTAATAGTTCCTGCTGTAATCACCTTGTATTTAAAGGAGATAAAGAACTTTCTCGGTTCTTCCCCTTCCTCATAAGTCGGCTTATTGGCTAAATCAGCATTAGATTGTTTTATGCCGGAAGAAAGTATGCGAAGAACGTTTCTATCTTCGTCCCTGATAATGGCAGCCATAGTATCCTTACGGGAGTAGAACTTTCCATTCACCAATAAGAATTTTCCGTTTACGGTGAAAAAGTGAATGTCGTTCTTCGCTTCCCAACCGTTCGTATTGGATGCGAATGCTGAATTGTACAGGTAGTTGTCCTCTGCCTGTATCTCGTCAAGCACTTTGGAGATTTCCGAATAAATAAGGCCTTCCAATATCTGGAACTGGGTCATAATATTTATGCCTGTTTTCAGGATAAAATCACCCATGAATTTGTTGCCTTGCGGGCTGATAACCGTCACTTCCTTGCCCGCCATTGAATAGGAATCTATTCCGGAGTATTGATGAATACTTGGCGCATCATCGCCATACACAGACAATGTTATTGCATTCTGACGCTTCTTGTCTGTACGGTTACCGAGTTGTACAAGGCTGTCACCTTCCTGCGGTATGTCACTACCGGCATCGCAGTCTGTCTTGCTTAAATCAATATAATCCTCGCCAACACCTACACACAAACGCCAGTAATAACGGTTGGAAACATTCTCATAGACACCCGGTTTGATGTTAAAGTCTTGAAACCGTACCAGGTCGCCTTCTTTGAACGGGTTTTCAATAGCCGTTTCTCCATCATCCACCAAAAGATAGCAACGCCAAAAATCCTCATGTTCTTCCACCGTTCCGCATTTCATTCCGGCAGCAGTAAACATATAGTTACCCCCTGCATAAGAGAGCTTCTTTATCTCCAGTTCAGAGAACATCGCTTTGATACGGACAAACAGTTCATCTACTTCAATGTAGGATTTACCCGTCTTGCTGTCTACTTTGATGACAAAACCCTCACCGAGCGAACCGGAAGAAAAGTTCATTGATTGGACGTAGTCAGAAAATAATCCGCCTAAGAACTTTACTAAATAACTGGTTTGGTCTGGCTTGGTTTTATTTAAAAACAGCTTGTCACCAAAGGCTTTAATGATTGATTCCACTTGTTGGGTAGTCAATCCGCCACCGCCTTGCCCGCCTACAATAGAATCTATCTGATTCTGTATTTTTTCTAAAGTTCCTACAGCTTTATCATTGCGGAGAGTGATACTATATGTCGGAATAAGTCCGTCTCCTTCTTTTATCGTAAGGCTGTCAATGATAATGCTCCCATTGATGTTTAGGTCTTCATCTTCAAATAACATCAAATCCCCTTCTTTTATGCTGTCGTGCAGTTCAGGGTGGCGAGCCATAAATATTTCATCCACCTTAGGCTCATAAGTATATCTTACATAATCGTTTTTTGCAAGATATTCTTTGGAAACTGTTAGCAATCTTTGGGAAGCGGCTTTTATGTATACATCCGGCATATCAATTCCCAGAAGCACAAATTTATCTCCGGCCTTTATTTTGAAATCCTTATATGGAAAATACAGATTTAATCCCTCATCATAGGTTCTGTTGCAGGTTAGAACCCACATATTCCCTTGCTTTATGGGCTTATCAGCATCTCCGAGTATTTCAAATTCACGCCCACTGCACATTCCGCTTTTCATGGATATGGTAGCAGTTTCCCCCGTCAGATAATCGTTTATGTCAAATCCAATGTCTTTGAGATATATTTTGAACGGTGGGATGGTTTCCCCTTCTTCAAAGTAACCATCATCTGCAATTGGCGTATTATCCTTATTCACAGAATCGGAAGCGATTTCATCCAACGCTCCGGTGGCATTTACGATTATCCCTGCGTCTTTCAACTGCTGCGCCGTCATCCCTTCCATAGACGGATATATTTCCGGCAAAGAAGTATCGCTCCCGTCAAAGAAAACCGATCCTTCCCGAACTCCGATGGTATCTATGTTTTTACTATCAAGGTATGGGTCAAGTGTCTTTCCAGGGAAATCAGGAAGCATCAAGTTTTTAACAGCCATATTATTGGGGACTAATGCTCCGGATGGTCTTTTGTACTTTCTTGGAACATTATCTGTCTCAATGCCTTTTTCTATCCGCATTTTTGCACCTATACGAACATTATCCTTGTCGGATTCTCTATTCATCAGAACGTAGCACTTCCCAAGATAACTACCTCTTCTCATTTTATAGGAATGTCCGTTGATTGTTACATCATATAATGCTGTATCAGACAGAAATTTCATATAAAAAGGGAGTGTCACGACAGCGCCGTCTATTACATGGGTGTTTGGGTCGTATCCATAAGACGCATCCTCAATGGGCGCTTCTATAATAGGACTTCCATACGTAGTGTAATAGTTATACGGCAAGTTTCTCGTACTACCGTATGCTCTTAGCCGAGTAATAATCTTCTGCGATGAATCCGCAGTCTTTTGTATGGAATACAATCCTTTGCCTTTTCCATATCCGAACATACTACCTACGGCAATTCCGGCTGTACCTATGGTTATTGTTCGCCCCCTTATGATAAAATTTGCCTTAAACTCGCTATTTACTAAAGCGAGTGCGTCCCAAACGTTTATACTGCTTATTGATATGGATTTGTTAGCCTCATTAACATATTCGGGGTGTACTGTAACCGTCCATTTTTGCTCTCCTTTATAGATACGGTCAAGGTTCACCTGTATCCTTTCTGCAAGGGCGTTAATATTTTCGGCGTAGAAACTGAATGTAGGTAGTGAGGAGTAGTGGATTAAGTTATCCTCTTTTACATAGTCCAGAAATTCACATCTTGTCAGTTCGTCTGCAAGAGAATTGAAAACTACGTTCTCATATTTGAAAGCCTCTCCGTATGTATTTTTGGAGGCTTGCTTCAATTCAGTAGGGTCGTAGTTTATTTCAAATCTTTCTCCGCGGTATATCAGATAGTCCCCGACTGTAAAATCAATCGGAGTGGGGGACGTAACGGTAATGTTAACGGAACAAGCTCCCATGAACTCACCGTTATACTCTAAATTGTTAGCGACACATCGCTGAGTTTGCCCATCCTTGCTATATATTATAAACCGTCCCATTATACCGAAAGAATAATTTGTGTTTTGGGGTCGGTTACCCGAAATGTAATATTGAAAGTTACAACATCTCCCTCATCCGTATTACGAACGAAAAGGTCATGCTTCATGGATTTGAAATAAATTCCTTGCCTGCCTATTTTAGTATAAGTGTCATAAACCTTCAGTTCAGTTCCGTAACCATCTTTCCCAATCAGATAGTCCAGGAAGGCGATAATCTTTTCATTGGCCGTCCCCATATCCCCTTTATAGGCAAACTCTACGTCCATATCATAGGCTTGCATACAGAGTTCTTCGGGGAAAAAAGTGTCTTCTCCGTCTTGGTCCATCCAGTCTCTTTTGGGCAAATCCTTAATCTCTCCATATACAGTAAAAGGGAAATCCTTGCACACAATTCCCCATTGGGACTGCGTATCAATAACAGGACTTCCCAGTTTGCTTTTTTGGAAATAGATACTGTAAGGCTTTGCCATGTGTTATTTTGAGTTTGTGTTGTAAAAACAAAAAGAGCCAATCAACGGCATATCCGTTAATCAGCTCTTTGGCTTGTATTATCAATACTGCAAATATATGGTGTATTTTCTAAATAATCAAGTAAAATGTTAGAAAATTACCCGATATTCACATCTTCTATATCTAAATAATGCTCTTTTGTTTTTTGATAAGATGTTTATTTAACATCTTTAGGTCTAAAGGTGTTTGGGGAATAACAGAGTTTGTTTTGATGATTGTCATATTTTCTCTTCCTACCAATTTCATTATTTCGATTTTTTTCACGCTGTATGTCATTAACAATCCCGAATAGTCTTTTTCTAATAGTATTTATATTCATAGTCTAATTCTTTTTAAGGCAAGGCATAGGGAAATGTCGCCTGATGTGGCGGTTAACGACAACACTATGCCTGTTTAATCTTGTTCCAGTGCAACCGCCACGGAGCAATGGTAAGACAACGTTGTTTACAAAACAAACTTACGCATTTTTAGCTGTTGTTCAAAACATAGCCTTGCTATTATTTGATTTTTTTCTATTGATTGATAGAGCTATTCAAAAACTTGTTTACGAAGTAGACCTGCCCTTTTCCCGTAAGTTTTGTCGTAATTGTAGTATGTAATACTCCGCTGCTACCTGAGCGTACGCCTTTCTTTATCTCGAATAATCCCTGTTCTACATATTGCTGATTTGGAATATTGTATCGCTCTCCATGCTTACCCAAATACCCGTTTTCACGCATCCATGCAAATAACCTCTTTTCTCCGATAGGATATCCATTCTGTGTGATAATCTTTGCTAATTCTCCGATTAAGCAAGAACTGTTTGCTGATTGCACGGCATTGGTAAAAGCTATGGCAGGAGTGGCTTCGGCAACTTTCTGCTCTGCCTCAATTCGCTTTTGGCGCTCTTCTTTCAAATTCTGTAATGCTTGTATAGCGAAATCCGGATTAGCAAGCAGTTTTTCTATGGTGACATCAGTAGCATATATTCCATGCTTACGGATTGATGGCAGGACTTCTTCGCATACCCAATCTTGAAATTTTTCAGCATCAGGAAGATTGCTTCTCATTATTAAACGATATACATCCTTTTCAGGAATATATACCATATTTACTCCACCAACGCCGTTTTCGTGTGGGTGAAACACCTTTTTGCCTGATTTACAATGTCTTTGTGTGGCGTCTGCTGTATCAGAGTATCCTAATGCGGCGGCTACATCTTTTGCACAAAACAAAGGTTCATTGCTCTCGTTCATTATAATTCTTACTTCTCCGAATTGTTCGTTTTTGAAAATTTGAATATTGCTTTTCATAACTTTATATCTTTATATAAATGAAAAGGGGAGCACCAGCCTAACCGTATAAAGTGGAAGTTTACGAGTTAGACCGATGTCCCCAAATATCTTTATCTATGCAGAACTTCCACAAACTGCAACTATGATAGCTATCTTGTGGAAGCAAAGTTATTAAGCATTTGAATATCAGTCAAATGTTAATAATGTCACTTTCTATTCTATTTTGGAATGAATGAAATAGAATGAAATGGCGTGAAATGGAATGAAAATCAATTCCAATAAAAAACTTATTATTTTGCTGCAATTTAGATACTATCCAAACAACAAGCTAATAATTGTTTATCGCCGTTAATTTCATGGGCTTTGTACCGTAATGTGTTAACCAATGATAATGCCCGTGATACCCATAACTTTATGTTATAACGTAATGCTTTGAAATATAGATTACTGCTGCTTGGGTGTTAATCCCATACTTGCCATATCAAACAACCTTCGTAAACAATTAGCCGAAAGGAAAAACTTTCTTCTTGATAGGGTATAGTCTTTCCCCTCTGCAAACCATTCTTTTATAAAAGTCCTTGCTTCTTTTTCATTAGTGAAAAACAATTGACTTATTTCATTCAGGCTGCACGGATATTTAGTTCCGGCATTATGCTTGGTTACGATATTGCGTACATATTCTTTTATTTTAGGGACAGGGGTGGAGTAGGTGAGTTTATTTGTTTTCATATTCTTTCCTTTAAATTATAATTTATCTATTGCCCACCCGTCAGCCGTATTACTGGCGGGGCATCATAACGTGATTTCGCTGGTCGAACCTCAACGTGCATCTATGCTAACATGTGGCAATATTTCCTTATTAAGGCTTCTAAGGTCGAAATCTGACTTAGAGGCGCTCGGGTTGTATTTTGATATAGACATAGGGGCAAGAAGCGCCATTATTTCCAGCTTTTCCTGCTGTATATCGAGTATTACTTCATCCAGTAGCTTTCTTAATTCTTCCATTTTCGTTTTGGATATAGTTGTGGCTGTCGGGCATTGGAACCGACTGCCGGATGATTAAAATAGCGTGATTAGTATTTTTTCATGCAGCTAACGAATAAGGCTATGATAGATATAAGGACGCCTACAATGGCAAGTATTAAATTCCAATTGATAGGATTGTGCAAGTTGGGGTTAACGGCAAGATAGTGCTTGCCCTCTTCGGTGAGTTTGGCACTCCATACATAACCGCCAATTACATAATTGGCTTTCACCAATCCTTTCCTCTCAATGGAACGGATGGAAGCAGTAAATACATGCTTCGGGTATGTTGCCGGGCATTCTCCGCCAAACTCTGCAACAATCCGAAATGCTTGTTTCTCTTCCTTTGTTAATTTAATCCGTTCCATAACCTACTCGTTTTCTGCAAATTTACTAAATACTACGCAAAAATATGTTATGTAGCAGGGGTTATTTCACCCTTAATCTGCTTGATGGCTCTCCTCACATTCCACTCATTCTCGTACAAGGCGATAATGAAGCGTCTGCCCCTTTCAGTCCATACAGTATAGACGTTGGTGCCTATCGAACCATCCGAACGCGTGTATGTCTGGGTACGGGTAGAGTGTAATCCCCAAGTAGAGTAGGGGGAGTGGAGAAGCCATTGCCCCGATTGGCGATAGATTACGTTTGATTCTTTCAGCTTCTTGTGTAGCTTCTCCGCGTCCATGCCTATCTGCTTGGCGATTTGTGTACTGGTCAGAGTGTTCACGCTTTGCAGGTGGTTGTTGTAGTAGTTGACTTTCGGTGCAGCCTCCTTGATTTCCTTGTCCTGCAGTTCGATGGTGGCTTGCTGTTGTTCCGTTTCAGCTTCAAGCTGCTTTAACCGTTCCTCTCTTTTTGCAAGCGTGGCTTGTGCGATGGTTAGAGCACGTGCCATAATTTCTTCGGGAGTGTCGTTTGGGGTGGTGGAGATGTAGCCGCCAGTGGTTCGTACTTCGTGAAGGATTTGTTTAACTCCTTTCTTGAATTGTTTGGCGATTGGTTTGCGGGATTGCATGAGGACTTCGTATAATCCCCCTTCTGTAAGCATCCAAACTTGCTGATTTCCACCGGGGGTTACGAATTGTGTAACACCTTTCTCGTCATCATCTACTAAAGACAACATGTGAGAAATGTTGTTGTGATTAATAACTTCTGCTACATCTTTTGCACGAAACAGAGGTTCCTCAACTGTTCCGTAAACAGTGAATTGCCGTCCACACAATTCTGTTTGTTTTAGGACTTGGATAGAATTTGTTGCCATTTGAAGGATATTTTGGCATTTAGGCAAGAAAAACGGCTGCCCTTTCCCGTTATCCTTCACCTCATAGGCAGTGGGTACATTAATACTCCACACGGGGGTAGCAGCCGCTATGTATAAATAAGTCGTCAAGGCATAAAAAATGCCTGCAATATGTATGGCAGGCTTCCGCTTGCCTATGAGTTTGAAGGATGCTGCAAAGATATACATAATCTTTGAAGATGCAAACTTCTTATTAGAAAATCAATTGCTTTCGTTTATTTTCTAAGTTTTTGTGCGAATATATAGAAAATATACTCATTTTTATGGTTTAATATATTATAAAAACACAAATATGTTCCATAACATATAAAAAACATTGTAATAAAAAGTAAATAATATAGCGTTCAATCAAAGTGAAACCATTAAATTTGTCGCGCATTTTTAACAAAATACATGCTTTATGAGTAATAAAATATTTTTTCTGCTTTTTCTATTTTGTGTTCTTATATCTTCCTGTGAGAACGAAGATGATATGGTAACTTCCATAAGTTTGGATAAATCAGATTTGACTTTAAAACCCGGAGAGACTTATCAATTTGTAGTAACAGGCTCTCCTTCTAAAGCTAAATTACCTAAGATTAATTGGGGGATATATCCTGTAAATGCTAACAATCATCTTGCGAAGATTGATTCCAATGGAAAACTGACAGCTTTAAAACCGGGAAACTTTACTGTGAAAGCTTGGATTGGAGACGATGATATAACGGATTTACTATATGTTGGGAATGCAGTAATAAAGGCTGTGTGTAATGTAACGATTGAATCTATAGATGCCACAAGTGTATCCATAGACAAGAAGGAGATTGTGTTTAATGGAGAGCAGAGTTTGACTTTAAATGCTACTGTCGAACCTCAAAATGCTACAAACCAATTGGTTTATTGGGAAATAGATAATTCAGAAATTGCAAATTTAGAATTTGGCAAAGATAATTCGGTTATTGTAACAGCATTAAAGGTAGGAGAAGCTGTTATTACAGCGCGTGCAGGCTTTAAATCTCCTATTACCTCAACATGTAAAGTAAAAGTTAATCCTGTTGCCGTACAAGATTTTTCCTTGCAAGAAACTAAGAAATCTGTAAAAGTAGGAGATGTTTTTACTATAGAACCAATAGTCACTCCTATGTATGCAACGAAGGAAAACATAAAATGGGAACTCTCTGATGTAAATATTGCAAAGGTTAATGAAGATAATAGTATATCTGCTTTATCTCCCGGAAAATGCGTAGTTAAAGCTATTTTAGAGGATGCAGGATTAGAGGCTACTTGTGAACTGACAGTAGAGCCTATTTTGTTGGAATCTATAAGTTTTGATAATTATATGTATAAAGTGGAAATAGGAGGACGGAAACAACTGAATGTTGCATTTTTGCCAGAAAACGCAACTAATAAGAACGTGATATGGGCTTCGTCCGACCCTGTGATTGCTCCGATTGATGAAAATGGAATAGTTTTAGGAAATACATCAGGAACGGTAAAAGTCACGGCAACATCAGAGGATGGCGGGCATGTGGCAAGTTGTACTGTTTATGTTGTGTCATTAGAAGATATGATGGATGTTTATTTCCCTACAGCCTCTTTGATTATTAATTCGGGATATTATACAGGTGTTATGTCTTGTGCAATAAAAAACAATAGTTCGCAAACAGTAAAACTCACAAGGTTTTATGTATATTCAAGTGGAACAAATAGTAGACCCATAGATATAACAGATTTAGCTTTATTGGGGGATTTACAAGCTGGTGAAACGAAGGCCTTGCAATTTAATTTATCACATGTTTATGAGCCTGCTTTTATTTGGGTATTTGAGTGCAATGGTCGCGAACATAGTACTTATGATAAATATAAAAAATAAAATTTATTACGCTTCCAATCATCAAGTCAAGCGGAGTTTCTCCGCTTTTCTTATTTTGTTTTGAATTTATTCATTTTGTACATTAAGAATTGTCAATTTTCTAACTTTTAATCTAAAAAACGAGAAGATATTTATATTAGTGCTCTTAAACATACGAATTATTATTAAAATAATCTTTTGTATTTAGATTTTAGAGTATTTTTGTCTCACAAAAGAATGAACATCATGCCAAAGGAAGTATATACTCGTAAAAATTTTAGGTCTTCACTATTAAAACAAGTCATTATTCGGTGCGACTATTCAAGTCTAACAGACTTAAATGGTTTTATAATGAAGTTAAAATCTTTAGAATGGTTTCAAAACCTTTTTGCGGGTTATCGTCTTGTTAGGACAAATAATTTTAATCTGCAAATAAATCCTAAAGCCATAGAAGATAGATTTATTCCTCTTGAAGTAAATGAAACAGGCAATATACATCGTTTTTTTGATTGCAAGATAGAACCAAAGCAAAATTCGTCTATGGATATAAGTCCTACTTTCATTTGCCTTACAATAGGATGTAATGATTCATATGATACAATAGATGCTTATCTTGATTCTATTGCAGACATCATAACAACCTTAAAAGAATATGATTCTTATGTACAAATAGAGAGATTGGCCATAAGAAAGATAGATGGCAAGGATTATGGTTCATTGGAAGAAGCGTATGAAACTTTTGAGGTTATGGAAGATTTAGAGCGAAACATTATAGACAACGTGAAGCCTATAAAGAAAGTTTATACAGATTCTTTTATTTCTAATGATGCGAATATTAAAGTGAATTTCACCCGCGGATTGGAGCGTTTTGATGATGGTACAATTAGATGTATTTTAGATATGGATGGCTATATTGATTCTTCTCTCGTATCTCCTAATAAAATAACAAATAAACAAGAGATAGAATCGCTGTTAAAAGATAAAATAAACGACGAATTATTTAAATTGTTTAGAGCGAGTGTAACAGAGAATTTTTTATCTAAAGGGCTTATATCATGAAAACAAAAACTTTATCAGGCAATATAGAATTTAGTACCACAAGAGCCTTTGAAACAAGTAGTCGCCATCCCTCTTATAGGCAAGAGATTGATTGGGCTTCTCAAATATTAATAAAAGACCAAACAAGAGCTATGTCTTCTAATAATAACCAAAAGAAAGTAAATATAACGGTTTGCAAAAATGCTAAGGGGTGGTGAAACGGAAATACCAATTACAAGCTCTGGTGATTTACGCGTAAAGATATTTGTCATAGGATATAAAAATCAAGGAGAATCTATTATAATATTATTCATAGATGCAGGTGAAGAAGGATGTCCTGTAAAATATTCTATCGTAATAGATTGTTTTAAATATAGCAAACGGAATATAACAGATGAGATATTAAGGCGCTATTCGGTTGATACCATTTCTATGTTATGTTGGACGCATCCTGATTTAGACCATTCCGTAGATATTGATACATTAATAAAGAAATATTGTAAGGAAAGTACGCAAATATTATTGCCGGAGCATTTTTATAACGAGCCAAGTGATATTATCACGATAAACAATAAAACACTTCAAGGAGCCGTTGATAAGGTATTCAATCTGAATAGATTAAAAAAGAGAACTGTTACCAATATCAGTGTAACGGATAGAGGATATAGTGAAATTAAAAGTTTAAAATTTGCGGGAGTTGATAAGAGCGTTTTTGTTTCTGTAAATGCCGTTACTCCTATATCTTCAATTTTAGCCAATTATGTGAAGAAAGGGAATCACAATGTAAATAAGAATGAGCTGTCAATATCATTTATAATTGATATAGATGGATATTACTTGTATTTTGGTGGGGATACAATGAATGGGCATATAGATGCTATAAATCCGGCTTATTTAGAGCAATGCCGTTTCGTGAAAATTCCACATCATTCATCTGATACTTCTACGAACTTGCTAAGCTATTTGCCGCAAGAAATAGATACCGCATGTACTACCATATTTAGTGCACATAAATTGCCGAAAAAGTTGGTACTACAAGAGTATTGCAATATAGGAAAAGTGTTTTCTACAGGTAGTGATAATAACAAAAAATATAATTATGGAGTTGTTGAATACGAGTATGATTTCTCAAAAGAAGAAGCTGAGATGAATGTTAAATTACATGGGAATGCTATTGGTTTGAATTAATGGAAGCCAGACATTAAGCCTGGCTTTTTCTTTGCATGACATCCCCATCGGTTTCCACAATACAATCTTCTCCATGAATATAGACATATACCGATGCTATATCCTTTTGGATAACATTTACTTTTGCCCGATCGTACACGTTGACGAATACCTTGCAATACTGTGAGCAATCAACGGTTACTTCGCTGTCATGGCGCACGTAAACATCACATACGGAAAAGCCGTCGAATAGGAGAGTGCCTTTGCAGTTTCCATTTAGAACAGCTATCTGCGCCATGTTGCGTTTCTGCACATCCTCATCCACAAAAATATTATTCTCGTGGAGAAGGTCTTTGTCGAAGTGTTCTTTTATGAAAGTGTTGGTGGGGTAATTGTGCTTAATGGCAAAATCAATCCCATGCAGATACTTGTCAATTAATCCTTGTTGGGTAGGATTCCCCCATGCGTGTTGCCACGGTTGGCATAAACCAAACGTAATAGCTTGGTTCAGTAATGTTTTGCTTAAATCCTTTTCGTTCATAACATATTATATATTGATTTTTTTACCACCTCTGTCTATCACTATATTTAGCATATCTCTAACTTCTTGTACTAAAGCAACGTTTGCTTCGGTATTTTGGGCGCTTCTTAACGTATTATTGGCTATCGCCCTCAATTGAGTAAGTTGTTGTTCGGCTATAACATTATATTTCGGAAGTATCTCGTTTCCCCATTTCTCAAGCAGAGCACGCTTTATGCTTACATCTGCCCTGATGCTGTTCAGGTACGAAGCCAAAATATTGGCGGTGTCTTCTGTTATGTTTTCCTGTATTCCTTTGGAAAGCGTGTTTGAAGCACTTGTTTCTTCAAGGCTTACTCCCGCTTTCTTCGCAGCAGCATTTAGGTAATCCCATATCTTTTTGGAGTCATAGACAGAGCCTTTAAGTTCTGCAAGTTTTTTCACTAAGCCGGCTCCTTCCTGTTCCGTTACGTTGGTACCCTTGGCAGAATTATCCGTAAAGATACCCTTATCTCCAAACAGATAATCCTTTAATCCATTCATTGAATCCTGTATAACATTGAGGGAAATCATCTCCTTTATGACATTGCGCATTATATCAGCCACCGTATCATCAAAAGCCTTTGCTGCATCCTCTCCGTTGGCGAATGCATTAACTAACGCTTCTGATATTTGGTCTGCCCAGCCTTTTAAATCTACACCGAATTGTTCGCTTGCCAAATCTTCATAAAAATGCTTGATTTGCTCGCCCAACTCGATATACTGCTGTCGGTAGTCCTCTATTTTGGAACTGTCAGGGTCTTTTTTATCCGCCTCCGCTTGTGCTTGTTTTACAACCTCTTCTCTCTGTTTTTGAAGATTTGCAATCATCTCTTTGGATTGGCTTTGGGTAACAGCACCCAATTGCCGTTCTATGACAGATTGAAGGTTCTTATAGTCATTGGAAAGCTTTTTCACTTCCAGTTGCGAACGTTGGATTGCTTTATCCAGCTTCTTATCATGGGCTTTGGCTATGCTCCCTATAATTCCAGTGATACCGCTGAGTACACCCGTAGCCCCCTGCATGATAGCCATCGGATTACCGGAAGATATACCAGCGAAAAGGGTAGCACCGCTTTGGGCGGTATTCAATAAACCACCCGCAACTTCTTGTACAGTGCTTAGAGTGTCTCCCATACTGTCATTTCCTAAGGCATCAAATGCTGACCCTAAATCTCCCAAAGTGCCGATAAGAAGATTTGCCATGTCGACAATATCTCCAAAGCCTACTCGAACTTTGTCGGAAGCTTCATTTTGTTTGTCTTGTGCATCAGTAACGTCCTTTTCCGCATCGGCCAACGTTTTTAATTTTGGAGTTAATTTATCGACGACTTTAGTCTGATAGGATAAGCCGCTATCTGTTTTCTTGGTTTCCGTATGGCTCGTTTCAGAAACACCAGTAGTAACTTCACCGCCATCCTGGATAAACCCAAGTTCTTTTTGAGCTTTTTTTAGTTTTTCAGTGGCTTCCGCATACTCTCTTATTCCGTCTGATAATGTCTTGAAAGGGTTTCTGCTTTCGCTTTCATCGCGTAGCTTTTTTAAAACATTGACAAGCTCTTTGAACTCGTTTACTTTTAAGTTTTGTCCGGTCGTGTTTTTAAACTCTTCCAGGTTCTTGATTAGCCTGCTAAGAGTTGCAGAAGAAAGTCTGTCAAGGTCGTCAAAGGTCTTAGCCCAGTCTTCCGAACTCTTGAATTGTTCAAATTTGGTTGATGCAGCATCTTCGCTCGCTTTCTTTTTCCTTTGTGCTATAAGCCTGTCGGTTGCTTCTTCGCCTAATTGACCTCTTTGGTTTTCAATATCTGCCAAGTCCTTTTGAAGATTACGTTCAATATCCTTTATCTTTTGGGCATAATCTTTATAATCCTCAATCATGCCTAAAAGGTTTTCAAGGCTTTCTGAACGCATTTTCTTACTTTCCTCGTTGATTGATTGGTATAGTTTCAGAATTACTCCTTCCCCAAACTGCTTTTTTACATCATCCTCTTTCATGGCAAGGACATCTGTAACGGAGAATTTACTTCCCGTATTTTCAAGCGCTTTGGAAAGTTGGTTGCGCAAATCATCTACTACACTTTTGAATGAGACCTCTCCGCCGAAAGCGATGTTCATGGAAAGAGATTTGTTGCCGGAAGCATTGAATAGCTTCTTATATAAATCCCACTTTTCTCCGGTTTGGGAAACGTACTTCTCTATCTCCTTTAAGGCATCATCAACTTCTTTCTTCGCACTGTCAATTCCAGCCTTGTCAATCTTGATACCAAGAGAAATGTATAAATCTTCTTGCTTCTCTTTGCTCCGGTCTAACTGCCCTTGGATGTATTTGTAAGCCCTGCTTGGGTCTTTTAAGTCCAAATTGACCCCGCTCTTATCAAAGATAGGGGCAAATTCAGAAATGCCCTTCACTCTTTGGGATGCGGCTTCTTCTCCTTCTATCTTTCTCCATTTCTCATAGCTGGAAACGGCTTTGTCTATGAGGTCGGTACGCTCTTTCCATTGCTCGGCGATAGGGTCTTTTGTGCTTTTATTTTTATTGAATGATGATAATGATAGTAAATTAAAGAAATCAATAAGTGGTTTTATCTCTTTTATACTATTATCCACTGTCTCTAACTCATTTTTATCTATGAGGAACGGGGATGATTTAGAAAGTTCATTTAATTCTTTTCTTCTTTCTATTAATTGATTATATTGTGATAGTACATTTTCTATCCAGTTTTCTCTCGTTTCATCCTCTTTTGGGATAAAGCGTGATAATTCTTTGCTTTCTCCAATAAAATCTTTTACAGATTTTCTCCATCCTTCTATTGTTTCTTCTATTGTGTCTTTTTTAGGAGTATAACCAAACAAATTACTAATTGTATTATTATAATCCAATGTCTGTTTATTTAGTGCAAACAACTCTTTACTTAGTTTCCCTGCCGCCAATCCTATTTCATCAAATTCATTGACATCAATTCCTAATATTTTGTTTGTAGATACAGTTGTTATAGATTTATTTATTCCAGATTTTTCAAATAATTTGTTAAGGAGACTATCGGAATTTATAGTTAACCCTTGACTTAGAGCTTCTTGTATTTTAGCTCTAAATGCAGCCGCAATTGCTTCCGCAACCCCTTTGCTCAGCCCGCTCTCTTTTAGTTTATTTGTTAGCTCTTGTGTATAATCAGCTATGTTTTTATTATAATCTTCCTCAATTCGGCTTATACCTTGTTGCCTTGCATTTTCAGCGGCTTTATTTTTTAATGCTGCTGTTACATCGTTTATCTTATTTTTTAGGACTTCATACGCATCGGATTCGGATTGTATATTTCCAATATAACTCCCGTAGCGAGACTGTATTTTTTGAAGAATGTCATTATATTCTTTAGAACTGTTTTTTACATGCCCAAGCTGATTTACAAGCATCTTGTACATGTCAATATCATTTTGAGCTGTTAGAGATGCTTTCGAGGTTATTTCATTTAATTCATTATTTAGCTTATTCGCTTCTGTGTAAGCACTGTGTAGATAAAATACACCACCCGCTAATGCTGAAAGAGCTATTGTAAAGACGTTGAATGTTGATAATGAGGCAAATGCCGCTTTAAGGCTGTTAACGCCTACTATCATTTTGGCGGTTTGTTTATTCATCATTCCCATTGCCGCTGCTTCTCCTGCTAATCTTTGAGTAGCCATACCTGCTGCTCCCGCTAATGAGTAATGGGAAGCAATGGATTTCGCTGTTAATACGTTGGCTAATGATACGCCTGCTTTATATGTTCCATAAGCGGCGGCAACAGAGCCAAGTACCCTGACAAATTGTTCCCAATGCTTCATCAGTTCAGTCAGTATCTCCAAACTATCCGAAAGCACACCGTTATTACCTTCCGCAATGTCCGCCATCATCACATCCCAAGCATCCTGCAAGTTGCTCCATTTACCAGCAAGGCTTTCCGCAAGGGCTTCCTGCATGTTGTAGAATTTGCCGCCTTCATCGGTTAAATCCCAAAGAACATCTTTCACCATGCCGAAGCTGACCTCTTTCCGGCTGATTTTATCGAAAACTTCCCCGGCACTCACAACACGATTTTCAAGAACAGTAAATCGTTTCGCCAATTCATCGACCAACGGGATACCAGCCTCTGTAAACTGCCTCAATTCCTGCCCACGGAGAAAAGCTGCACTGCGCACCTGTCCGTACGCCAATATGATACGTCCCATATCGACACCCACACCTGCGGAAATGTCGGCAAGTCGTTTGGTCGTATCGTAAAGCTCTTCATACGGGATGCTGTATGCGGACAATTGTTTGGCGTATGAAGCCAGTTCTTTAAACTGGAACGGAGAGACAACCGCTAAATCCTTAATGCGGTTGAATATGGTTTCCGCTTTCGTGCTGTCTCCCAAAATGGATGTAAGGGCAATGCGTTGTTTCTGAAACTCTCCGCCAATGGTATATAATCCCCTTACAAAACGCTCTACGGTATATATGGAATACACATTGGCGATTTGGTTTTTCAGCTCCCCGGCTATCCTTGATTGGGACGACATGGCTGTGTTTTCCCTTTTCATTGCCGTATTGTGTGTACCGGAAGCCCTTGCAGCCTGCATTCGGGCATTTGCAAGTTTTTGTTCGGCAAGTGCCGCCCTTTCTGCCATTTTTGCCTGAATATCAAGAATGCGCTGTTGCTCGAGTGGCGTAGTGTTATATGTATATCCAGCTTTTTGTAATGCCTGTTTGACGGCATCACTGGCTTTAGCCTTATCTACTACTATGTTTATTTTATATTTTTTGTTATTTAAAGCACTGGATATACTATCACTAAGGGAAGTACGATCTATTCTCAGTTTTGCTTTAACTTCAGTGGGCACTTTAATTTTGTTGACCTCTACATTAGCTTTAAACACCTTACTTTTTAAAGCGTTGTCTATTGACTCTCTAATGGTTTTTCTATCAACTTTAACTCCCAATTTAGTGTTAAGTTTAACTTGCTTTTCAACGAGCTTCTTTTTAATTTTTTCATAATCCTGCTCCGTGCAGTCTTTCAAGTGAATGCTGAAATTGAGTGAACCTAAGTCTGCCATGCTAATTATTTTTTTGTGTCTTTTTTGATGGCATTAACGCCATTTACCATAAAATCATTAAGGGAAATTCTTTGTCCTTTCATTTCCTGCTCTTTTCTCTTTGCTTCCCACTTCCTTTTTAAATCTTCCATCTCTTTGGCTGTGTGCTCCTTTTGCCCGGTATTATTATCATTATCATATACCACAATCGGAGCGTCGCACATCAGAAGCTCGTATTGGGCGCAGGTAAATACCCAGTCCATATACCAGTTAGGGATATTAACCATGCCCCAAAGAATAATTAACGGACGTGTCAGTTCTGGGTGTTTTTCTCCGTTTGCAAATGCTGCTCCTGCCGAAGTTCTTGAAGGATACGTTCTGCTTCCTTTCTCGTCATTGTCATTATCGTATCCTTCATTCCGGTCAGTAATGTGAAAGCACTCCAGTATTCCAGTCTCTGAGATTCCACTTTTTTTTTACCAATGAGAAGTATTCCGTACAATTCGTCATCCGTGTATTTTTTCCATAACATGCGCCAGTATATCCAATGGAAAAGCCTTATCTTCCACCAATTATTCAGAATAATGAGAGAGGCACATTTGGCAGTGACTTCATCCTCGCTTTTGCAGGAATGCAAGACATGGGTAAGTTTCCGTATTGTTCCACGATGTAGCCATTTTATACCGAACTTTTTTCCTCTTATCGTAATATAATCTATGCTGTTCTCCAGCACGTCGTCAAGCGTTTTCTGCTCTGCTGTGGTAGGTTGGTTTATTGTTTTATCGTTCATGTCGTTTTTATGAGAAGTTGAAAAAGAAAAGGCGGCGGCAATAATGCGCACCGCCATGTTGCCTAAATAGTAGAACCTTCCTGTGTGACTTCTACTTGCCCAAATTCTGTGGAAGTAGATATGTTTACAGTAGCCGTTCTTTTGGATGCTCCGCTATTTTCAGTAACCTTGACCGTTACCACTTTCCCGCTGACAGATGTTTTGCACCAAGTTTCTGTTGATGAAGCGGAAACGGTGCTTTCTTTTGTTGTAGCGGTAATGGTCTTCCCTGTGTTATCTACCATATTAGAGAACGACAGGGAAGTAGGAGCTACGGTCAGGCTGCTTTTTTTGTCAAGAAAGCGATGTTGTTGTCGGAAGATGCGTCTGATACCGCCCCCTCCTCAATTTCAATGGTTCCACTTAATGCAAAGCCGAACGGGGTAGTAGAGGCGTTCTCAAACAATGGACGTGCATAGATTGCCATCTTCTTAACCAAAAGGCATTTTTCTGCATCATCGCTCAGCAAGGCAAAGCCGACATTCAGTTTTTTATTACTCAGCGTAGCGGAGAATCCGGAATATGCCACTCCATTAACAGTAGCGTTCTTAATATCATTAGCTTCGCCGATAAAATACTCAACCAGTTCTTTACTCATGCTGGGTACTGTTGCGGCAAACGTAATATCGCCCGCCGTACTTGTTACAGCCCAATCAGCCTGCAATCCATGTACTTTTGTACGGTTTAGTGTTGGCTCTGCCTGAGACAATGTAAGAGTGTCTACAGTAACAGGCAAGTCAAAATCTGGGGTTACTGATGCAAAATCTGTAATGCCACCCTTTACCAACATAATGGATGAAAGACCACTAAATACATCTTTCAATTCCTGCTTTGTTTTCATTGCCATAATAAATAGTTTTAATCGTTTTATTTTATGTTTATTTTATCACAAGGTCAGTCCTTATCAATGTTGCGCTGAACCCTAATCCGTCATTTCCTTTCAAGGTTAATTTGGGGTTTGAGGCACTTATGAAATTGTCGCTGATAGGGAATAGGGAAAGAATATCTCCTACAATAGCGTCCATTTGTCCCAAATCTTCCGCACCTCCCTTTTTCTGTCTGACATACACTTCAATGGTGCAATAGGTACGGATATTCCCAAATCCGCTGCCATAGGTCATGGAAGACAACAAGCCGGGCAATGACACCACAATGAAATTATCCATTTGCTTAGGCACAGCAGCAGGACGGTCATTTGTGAACACATTCTCACTTACCGTCTTTGCTGCGTCAAACAATGATTTAAGTGCGTCTTTGTATTTAAAATCCTGTTCGTATCCCATAGTTAAAATGATAATTCATTTGGCGCATAAGTTATTGGACTAAAAGGAGCCAGTGATGAGCTGTTGAAAGTATTTTTTCCAATTAAGTTTGTACCACTATTTTTAACAAACTGATATGCGTCACTCATAACAATCAGTCCCTTTTTGCTTTCCAAATATTCTGCATAGTGAGTTCCTACTACAAATACAATACTTATTCCTTTAGCGATAGGATTATAATAACTTTTCAGAAATTCAATTGATGCTTCAAATCCATAGTAATGAGCATAGCTTTTGCTATCTTTGGGAGCTCTAAATTTAGTATTCTTGTCAAACTCTCCGCCAACCAATGTTCTTCTTTTAGTAAATTCCCTATCATAAGGAGTATCGTATGTAAGGAGCTTTCCGTCGTAGTATATCCCCCATGCGATAGAACCTCTTGTATTTCCAGTGACATTATGATATGTTCCTGTTTCTCGGATTACATTGCTTATTTGGGAAGCTATTTTTTTAGCTCCCATAATAAGAGACTTCTGTATTAATACATCCATCTTTTTCTTTGCCTCTTCCAAGACCTTAACATTATCATCCATAACCTTAATTTTTAGCCATATTGAAATACAATGTAGTCCCCATTTCAGTTGCGTAACAATCCGTAACAGTACATGCTTCAAAAGAGCTACCGTAATCGGTTACGTCCACAAGGTCTCCCGCAAGAATACCTTTCACAAGACCGGGAATGTCTATCGCATAATCACTTTTTATCACATTGCTTTTTGTGAATGTCCTTAAGCTGGAACTTCCGTACTTGTTACACTCTCCTTCATACAGCACTGTTTCGCTTCCCTCATCAAAAGATGTTTCTCCGGAAATACGATATACCTTGCATGTATGCGGAAAACGTGGATTGTTTATTTTCATAGCGGGTATCTCTTGTTCATGTTCATGCCTAAATTGATAATCCTGATAGATGACTTCCGGACATTCTCTCCATACAATGCGTATATGTCATTAGCCATTTGCCGAAGGTTGCGCTTGTCATAAGCGGAGCTTTGTGTACCGCCCTCTTTGTGCTTCCATACGCCATTGGCATCCTCTACGCTTCCTGTTACGCTGGGAGTACTTGCACACCACATGTAAAGGTCTGCCCGACACAGGTCTTTTTGACGCTTTTCTAATGTCGCAACATCTGTTCCTGGCGCAATCTCCCTGTCAATCAATATTGTATTGATGGCATTGTCTGTAACCTCGAAGCCGACACAACCACGCAAATACTGTTCTATGGCAGTATCATTCTCCGTAGCGGGGAAATTGACTGATATATCACCGACATCTATTGGTTTTCCTATATCAGCCAATTCCTCATCTATGGAGAATTGATGTGTATTTTGAGAACCATTCATGGTTATTTGCCTTTAACGTTCAGATAATAGAACCAGCGTACCTTGTTCGGGACAACCAAACCGGTTACTTCCGATTTAATTACCTGTGTCATGGTTTCGTCGTTGAATACCTGTCTTATCAGAGTACGACCGCCATCATATAAGGCTGTGCGTGCTCCCGGAGTTTCCATAAAGACAGGACGGCCGCATTGTACATCTCCCAGTGATTCATTGGGAACGTAGACAAGAACACCTTCTTCAAAGCTTTGCAAGTTTTTGTATTCCATTTCTTTGGAAGTCTTGTTGAAACTTTCCACAACGGAAATAGAATCAATAACTCTGATTTCCGCACCAATACGCGCTTCAATGAACGCCTTGATTGTGTCGTCAGGCACAAGGTTGGCAAAGGAAAGCTGCATGTTCTTATCAGAAATATCCGGACGGGTTGCAACGGTGTACATCTGACGGAAATACGGCAAACTTATCAAGTCCTCAAATGTTGTTTTTGAGCATTCCCAGTGTCCGGCGGGAGCAAAATCTTTTTCTTCTGAATCCCGTCTTACTTGGCGCATAACCCTGATTGGGTCTATTGTGGTTCCGACAGCGGCATCTTGCGAAACCGTATCACCTGGTTTCTTGTACCATACAGAATCCTTAATGTTTTTCTTAGGGACACCAAAATCTATGGTCAGGGCTATTCCAAGAGGATTGTTGGAAGCATTGATTACGAGTTGCCCCTTCTTGGATACTACTTGATTTCTTTGATAGAGGAATGTATTGTAGTTACCGCCGAGAAGGTTATCCACTCCATTGAACAGTAGTTCCATGATAGTGGATTCTATTTCGGGAGTGGAGCCGCCGATGGCGTCCATCAACATCATTTTCTCCCTTAAAATCTTTCTGCTCAACGTAATCTCATGCTTGAAGGTTGGCAAACCGCCCATATTCAAAGACAGCCCGTCGGTTGATTTGGTAGCACCATCACTGTCAATATCTACATAGGTAGCCAATGTGTATGGGCGTATTGTCGCTTCAATCTGTTCATATGTAGGATTCAGAGGGATGTTGGGATTCAGTGGGAATCCCATTTGCGAGAATGTTTGTTCTGCATTGTATTTCTCTGCGAACATGTCGTTAATCCACGATTCTAAGGGTTTATTTCCGGTATATCCCAATGCGGCAAGTCCCCTTCCTACAATATCATAAAATTCTTTATTTCTTGTATACATATTACACTCCTTTCTTATTCATTGGATTCACGCACAAACTCAATCATAGGAAGATTGGCTTCCATAGCCGGAAGTATAGTTGCCCCGACCACTCTGTCTGCATAAATTCTTCCGTTTCTCACCACGGCACAAGTAGCCAAAGTGCATCCTTCAGGAATACATACATCTTCAAAGGTTAAACCGTTGACCGTTCCGGTTATGTCCGTCCACTTACTTGCGGTAAATTCTTCCGGGGTTTCGATTGCCGTTTTATTTTTGTAAATCTTACCCGCTTGTTCCACAATATCGCCTACCGCATAGGTTTTTGTGGCCTCGTATGCAGGGCCTGCAACCACTACCACTTTCTGCCCGGCGCCCATAAATTGCACAGGAGTGCCTGCTCCGATTACAGTGCCGGCCGGATATTTGGTATGGTCAATCGTACCACCCCCCTGATACAACTCCCTTACTCTCGACCATACTGGAAAATTACCGCCAATTCCCGCTTGGTATTGGCTGATGGTGTTGAAAGTTCCTAATTGTCTCATTTTTTGTCAGTTTTAAAAATGTGTTTGTTATTTTTTACCAGGGAGCTTTCCTTGCGCTCTCATGCGTTCTTTGAATGCTTCACGGCGGCTGTTGGTCTGTTCTTCGTCGAGTTGGGCAAAATTATTTAATGCCGGAGATGCTCCATCTCCGAAGATAGCCTTGTATCTTTTTTCATAATTTTGCTTGGCTGCATTTACAATGTCCTCCACCTTCATGCCTTCTGTGAAATTCACGTCTGAAATGGCAATGCTTAGGATTTCATCGTTACAGATGTTTTTCCCACCGTTTTCAATTTGAGATTTCAATTGATTCTTTGACGCTTCTTTTAAAGCTTGGATAGATGCGGCGTTTTTCTCCGCTTCTCTATCTTCTTTCAATTGCAAAAGCTCCTTGCGCATCTCTTCTAATTGAGCGGTAAGGTCTCCCTCTTTAGTAGTTTTGCCTTCATCGGAAGGCTGCTGAGGTTTGTAGTTTTTCTTAAAACTCTCAACTTGTGTTGCGACATCATGATTGTACTGTCCTTGTAGTCCTTGCAAGAAAGATGTGGCCTTGCTATAATAAGTGTCGTCAGGCTCCGTTCCTTCTTCCAATGGATTTAACTCTATGTACTTCATTAATGTCTGTGACGAAAGACTGGTTTGTCCTAATCTGGTCGTCAGCTCGGATAAGATTTGTTCTTTCTCCATCGTGTTTTAGTTTATGTTATAAAAAAAAAGAGCCTATCAACGCTTTGTGCGCCAATAAGCTCTTAGGCTTGTATATGCAAAATTACTATCCTTCTATTTTTACACTAATAAAATTACGACACCTTCGGCATACAGTTCTAAATAAAACGCTTCCACGTATTATTTTTACATCTGTAAGTTTTTGTCCGCATATGGGACATATCACAAAATTTCCTTTTTCACTGGTCTGTTTTTCATCCAGCTTAGTGTCTATCTTCATCATATCACATGATTTAGTATTGCAAATATATAGTATATTTTCTAAAATACAATGCTTTATATTTATTTTTTAATGGAAAATATTAGAAAATTTATAATAAATCGTATATTTGCATTATATATAACTCATAGAGCTGTGATTCAAGCCGGAGTGTGCGGATTTATACTGCATACGCCGGCTTATTTTTTTTATGGAACACGACAATATTGTATATACTAAGGGTGGGAATGGTGTGCTTACTTACGCACAGGTGGAAAAATTAAGAGAGTATGGAAATCCACTGAATATAATCGCCCAAAAAGGATGCCAGGAGAAATTCCTTTCATCCCCGGCGGATATTACTATATTTGGTGGAAATCGAGGCGGCGGAAAAAGTTGGGCTCTACTCATGGAAGTGCTTAAGGATATACAAAACCCCAATTTTGCAGCAGTCATTTTGAGAAACGAAAAAGAGGACTTGAGTAATATGGTTAATAAGTCCTATGAATTATTTTCCCAATTTGGCAAATACAACCGTTCTATTTCGGATATGACTTGGAATTTTTACACTGGTGGATTTCTAAAGTTTTCTTATTATGCGGATTCATTTGAAGATTTTGTAAAGCGCTTTCAAGGGAAAGAGTTTTCATTCATAGGTATAGATGAGATAACTCATTCCGATTATAATAAATTCAAATATCTTATAACGAACAATCGTAATGCTTACGGCATAAGAAACCGTTTTTATGGAACGTGTAACCCAGACCCGGATAGTTGGGTACGTAAGTTTATAGATTGGTGGATAGACGGCAACGGCAACCCGATACCGGAAAGAGATGGAATTGTGCGCTATTGTTTTATGGATGGAGACCGTCCTGAAGATATTTATTGGGGGGATTCCGTAGAAGAAGTTTATGTACAATGCAAGCACATTATAGACCCGTTACTAACTCCCGGATTGGTTGCAAAAGGATACGACAAATCGGCTTTTGTAAAAACTGTAACTTTTATCAAGGGAAAGTTGGAAGAAAATATCGCTCTCATATCTTCCGATCCGAACTATCTTGCTAATCTCGCCCAACAGGATGAAGAATCGCGTGCTCGTGACCTTGAAGGTAATTGGAATTTTAAAGCGGCCGGCGACGATATTCTTAAAATCGAACACATGGAGCGTTTCTTCAACAACTCCGCCCAATATGGAGATAATAAGCGAAGGGTATCATGTGATATTGCGTATGAAGGCGGAGATAATCTTGTCTTGTGGCTTTGGATTGGGAACCATATCGAGGATGTATATGTAAGCCGGGATAACTCCAAGCGGACGGAAGAATGCGTCGCATATAAGTTGCGTGAATGGGGAGTCTTGGAGAAAGACTTTGTTTTTGACTTGAACGGACCCGGACAGGATTTTAAAGGGAAATTCCCCGATGCTGTAAAGTTCAATAACATGGCGGCTCCTATTCCAACGACGAAGGCAGATGAAAAATCAATAAAATATATCTATTCATCTTTGAAATCGCAATGTGCAGATATTCTTGTTAAGAAAATAAAAGGTGGTGAAATTTCTATCAATCATGATTTGCTGTCTCGAAAGTTTTCCGGCAACGGTTATCCGGAAATGACACTTTATGATATTCTTATGAAGGAACGTAAGGCTATTAAAGATGCGGAAACAGACAAAGGATTTGCCTTGATAAAGAAAGATACCATGAAAAAATATGTTGGGCATTCTCCCGACTTTATAGAAGCTATGATTTACAGACAGATTTTTGATATAAAAAAACAGCACATTAAACCCAAAGGATTATGGAGAATATAAATACACGACAGATTATGGTACGCCGTCCATTTCGGAGAATATTGCCAAACGGATACAAACAAGCAGCGGGGGTTATATCTGGCAGCTTGTCTGTCAATGAACCTTTAGACAATCCGACATATCAGATAATAACTCAAATGGATTTTTTAAGGGAATTTGAGCCGTCTGGGCATGCTATAAATGACCCATTGGTATATCCGGACAGATTAAGACAAGACCCTGAAACAAAGGAATGGTTTAGAGAATCCGTTATCAGATGCGCTTTTGCGTTTCAGAGGATTATAACAATCAAACACTTAGTGCATCTTTGTGGAAACGATATTCAATTTGAGATGGAAGGAGATACCGAAAATGAAAAAGTAAAGGATACATTTTTTAAGTTTCGAACCGGATGGGCTGTAAAGGACATGGAGATAGCATGGTATGAAGCAGCAAAATCCGTAAAGATAACGGGAGACGCAGCATTTGTAGGTTATCTCCGAAAAGGAAATTTCTATTGGAAAGTCCTTTCTTTTGAGAAAGGAGATACGTTATATCCTCATTTCGATAATGTCACAGGAGAACTTACATTATTCGCCCGTTCCTATTCCGATTTTGACAATGATGGAAATACAGTTACAGACTGGCTTGAAGTTTGGGATGAGAAATATCTTCGCCGTTTTAGAAAAGGGAAAGGTGCGTATAGCAAAATGAAGCAAGTGATAAAGAACTTGTTTGGATTAAGCGGATACGAGCTTGTATCTTCCCAGGAGCATGGATTTACATTTATCCCAGTGGCTTATCACAGAAATGAAGCCGGCGCTTGTTGGTCTCCTTCACAAGACAGTATAGAGCAATATGAACTTGCTTTTTCGCAGTTGTCACAAAATAACACAGCTTACGCCTTTCCTATTATGTATTTCAAAGGCGAAGGGGAGAACATTAATATAGAGGGTGGGATTGATGGCACTATAAAGTGCATATCAATGGGGCCGGATGATGAAGCCGGGTATCTTAACAAGCAAGATGTTTCCACCGCATTTACAAAACAGCTTGACACTCTCTATAAATTAATTTATGAACAGTCTTTTGCGGTTATTCCACCGGAAGTAAGAAGCGGCGACCTTCCGGGTGTAGCCATAAAGCTTCTTTATTCACCAGCTTTTGAAAACGCCATGAAAGATGCACAGGAGTACAACCATCTCATTGATGATATGGTGAAAATATTCACTTATGGCTATGGAGTGGAAACCGAAAACCTTATTGACCTTCAAAATTTGAGCGTTTATGCTTGGATAAAGCCTTATATTCATCTGAACGAATCCGAACTTGTGCAAAACCTTGCAACTTGTGTTCAAAACGGATTCTTATCCCGGCAGACTGCAAATGAGCAAATTCAGATGTACAGTAATCCTCGTGACTGGGATAGGATTATAAAAGAAAAGAAGGAAGAGCAGCAGGCTGACCTTCTTTACGAATTGAAATCCCGGCAGACATCGGCCACAGATAATGAAGTTGAACATAATCCGGCAGGAGACGATAAACAATGAAGCAACCTACACAAAAACAGATACAGGACGCAAAGGATTTTATAAAATTACGTTTGCAGGCTGAAATATCTATGCAAACCCATTTAGAGGAACTTCTTGTGCAAGCGGCAAGAGAGATTATAGATATATCATTCAAGTACGATATTCAACCCTCAATGTTTCGTTTTTCCGCAAATGAAAACTTAAGGCAGGACGTTAATGAAGTACTCCGTAAGTTGCGTGAATTGATTTACGATTACACGGAAACCCTTTCTGTATATGATAGGGAAGAGGAAAGAGACGAGATTGTAGATTTTATAAACCGGAAAGACCACGGAAAAACATTATCAGAGCGCATCAACATTTATTGTAACCGATTTCAGTACGAGGTGGAAGCTGCCATTGCAGCCGGTCTGATAGCCGGAATTGGAAAAGATAAAATAAAGGATAGTGTAAGGTCTTACCTTAATGCACCCTATGCGAGCCCTTATTTTAAGAGTGCGGTCGATAATGGCGGAGCTTCTGCCACACGTATTAAAACAGATGGCATAAGTTATGGGGTAGGAAAGTCTAATTCTGCTTACAGCTCGTTAAATACCCTTACCCGATTTGTCATAGGCTCTGCATGGATGTGGTTTTGGGGGATTGAGCATAAAAATAAAGGATATACAGGTTTCTACTCATATCGTGGGAGCAGCTACCCATGTTCCTATTGTGATAGCATGGTCGGGTATCATCCTATTTCTGAATATCAGAATCAATGGCATATAAGATGCTGTTGTTATTTTGTATTTGTATAACTAAAAATTATAGTAATATGTTGAGAGGAAAAGAGGAACAGATTTCATTCAGCCGAGGACTTAGTGGAGAATGCAAGCGCTCCAGAATAAGCTTTAAGGAAAAGGCTTTTGCTGACCTTATTGCTATGGGATGGAAGGATAAAGATGCTTATCTTATTTCAGGTCTTTATAATCCTGTATATTCATCTAAAGTAAACGAAAAAGAGATGAATAAACTATTAATGGAAGAAGAACGGTTCATGACTTATTTAACTTCTATAAGCCGGAAGATTCAACGAATGCAAAAGGCCGTTGAGAAAGAAGCGGATTTTCCGGTTGATAAAGTTAGCGATGAGGATATTGCTTCCGAGCTATCAAAGGAAAACCAGCTTCGTAAACTTATCGCCGCCCGTAAAAAGTATGACGGGAAAGAGGGATGCAAGGAGTGGATAGACCTTACAAAAATGATAGCCGATATTACGCAAATCAAAAAGGATGAAATAAAGGAAGAAGATAATACAGTTCATTTCTACCTGCCGCTTTCATGCAATAACTGTTCCTTATACCTTGCTGCCAAAAAGAAAGCCGGGAAGTGATACCCGGCTTAAGAAGTGTATTTCTGTTATACCAATTCATGTAAGTGTTTACTGTCGCATTTTGCGATAAAATATGTTCTTCCCGAACTCATTCCATAGCTAAATTCTTATTCCCAAAGAAACATCAAACATTGGGGATTTTTTACCTGTCTCCGCATCGGCTGCTTCATATTCCTTGATGGAAGCATCTATATGAATCCCGCCATACTGATATGAGAAGGACAAAAGCATTGATTCTATTTTCCTTTCCAACTCCTCTTTGTCTTTTCTTATCTGATAGTAAAAGTCCCTTTTATCTATTTGCTCACCTTTATCTAACGGTAGTACTGAAGCTATATCGGTGGGATAGTAATATTTTCCGTTTTCTCCAAAATATCTAACATTGCATCCATCTTTGTCATATAACACCTCCTCTATTGCTTTCAATTTTCCCCCATTTCTAAGAGTTATTAGTATTGGCTCATTCATTTTCTTATTCATTTTCTTATTTATAAGTTAACCTCCAGTTCTTTCCCGGTCAAATCGAAATACATGTTTTGAAGCTGATGAAGGTATTTCACCTCCACATTACAGATTTGGCATCTATTTTCGATGTCATTAATAGATAGAATGTATTTCTTTAGTCCGCAAATCATAATGTTCATTTTGAATTTACCATTACGATAAGCATATCGGACAAAGCAAGCATCGTCACATTCATTCATTCCGCACTTCACTAACAATTCTTCCGTAAGAGGAATTGGTTGTAAATCCTCAACAACCCCATATAAGAAACTCTCGTTACAGTCTATGTTGTTTTCAGTGCAGTAAAGCCCATCTTCTTTTTTATATATTTCACCAACCCTGAAATTTTCACAATCAGAAGTTTTAAAGACATTACCAATCCTTAATTCCCTAACATCAATCATAATAACTATAATTTAAAAGTTTAACTGTCAGTTTTACCATGTATTTGAAATTTTTCTTAATCTTCACTTTCAGGGCTTTTACCTTTCTTATCTTGTTCGTCTTTTCCCATTTCTTTTTTCATTTCATACATCTGCCTTTCCTCTTCAATAATCTTAGCGTCTTCTTCGTCAGATATAGGTTTAGCATCCGCACGGTCAAGGGCACTTCCGATTGCTTTCAATACATCCACTTGCAGCTCTACATCAATGCAGTTGGCCACATACTGGACGTTGCGCACTATAAGCATTGGCAGATTGTCGACCTTATCTTCTATCGGAGTATTATCCAGCAACATAAACATCATGCTTCCCGCCCCATATTCAACGGAGAAATCTCCGCTTACTGTTGATACCTTAATAAAAGGCAAATCACCTTTCTTGTACTTGACAAAGGTCATGTTTCCGATTTGCGTCTTTCCGAAATCCATAGTTTATAATATTTAATTAAGTAAATTTTTTAATATTCATTCAAGAAATCATCGTCCGAATATTCCCAGCCTTCAAACAGCCCTGTCTTTGCTTCTTCCGCAATATTGGGGACATGCCTCATAAAATTGTTACCAATATCTTCATTTCCACACCATAACGTATAAGCGTTGCTGTACCCTTTATCTGCACGTTTCTCGCGCGCATATCCGAGGGACAGCATGTCAAGCCCCAACTTTCTTTGGGAAACCGGAACTGCACCGTTCTTTTTGCAGAACCGTTCGTAATTCTTGTATATCTCCGAAGATGTCAGTTCTATGGGACTACTTCCTTCAAATTCTTCCGGCTGGCACTCTTTATATTTGAGATATTCCGATATACTTCCGTCTACAAGTTTTCCATCTTTCCCGGTAACAGTAGACCGTATTCTTTCCAGTTTCAAATCAATCTTTCCACCCAGGTTCTCAGGCATTCGCCAGTTATTCTTTTTTAACTCACAAAGCCCCTTTACTATCCATGCCATTATACCGGCATATTCCGGCTTCATCCTTTCCGCAAGCATGGTATCTCTCTTTTCCACGGGTATTGTCTTGTCAAAGTTCAGTACGAGAGCACGGCGTTGCATACTTTCATCATCAGGGTCGTCCCGATTAAGAAAGTCTTTAGGCTGCCAACAGTAGTTGGAGTTACACAGCATGATAGGCGGTCTCTGCATCATTGTGATGTTTCCGCCTATTCCCCGACAGGCAATCGGTTCTCCACTGGATATAGCCTTGATTATACTCATATCCTTAAAATCCCCGCGGTTGCTTTCCGTGCAATACATAAGTCTTTTCTTTGACATGGAATAAGCGGCACGCAGTTGCTCGTCCCCGCCTCTTGCAAACTGGCTCATCTTGATGTTGAGTATTTCATCTTCCCCAAACATATCCTTCAGAACCCTGTAAATAACGCTTTTCCCATTCGCTCCTGTACCCTGCAATATAAGGAAATACTCGAAACTGATATTCTTCCTGTTAACAAGACAAGCGCCGAGGAACATCTGCAATATTCTTCGTTTGTGCTTCTCCGGCAATACGCCATCCAGCTCTTCCGTAGGTATCCAGCTCTCTCCAAGAAAGCTTCTCCATGTAGGACAGTTGAATATTTCCTTTCTGTCATATTTGAAAGGATACATCTTTACGCAGTCGAAATTAGGAGAATGGGGATAAGTCTTTAAGGTATTCATGTCAACCACGCAATTGGTGAAGCACATAATGCTAAGGTCGGGTTGCAGCTCATGGTCTCTGATAACATTTATTATCCGGTTCATGTAAGCATACATGTTTTTATTGGTGCGGTCACGGGCTGCAACACCCATTTTCTCAAGCCACCTGTCTACGGCGTCATAAAGCACGTTGTAGTCCATATACTCGTATATCTTTCCAGTAAACACATACAACGGAACGCGATAATCGGCAGTGTCTCTCGTCACCACGCCATACCCTTCCCGGAATAATTCTTCAAGACGCCTACCGTATCTGTCTATACGTTCCGGATTACTCGTAACCAAAGATATGTCCCTAAATGTAGGAGCGTATTTATCACAATGCTGGGACAGCAATCCAAGCACATAATCCTTTAATTCCCTTCTGTTCATTATATGTCGCTAATTTTGTGGCAAAAAGAACATAGCTATATCTGCTATAGGCGCTTTTTATAAAAATAGCCTTTTTCTTTTAATTATTAAGGCTAAATACATATAATCATGTTCTTTATCTTCCTTATGCAAATATACAACTATCTGATAAGAAAACAAGTGAATTTTCTAATAAATGTGGGGAAAAGTTAGAAAATAAGCTATGAATGCCTGCTTTATCAGAAAATGAGGAGATACAACGGGGGGCTTGGTGTAAAATATCGTTACAAGTTGATGGAAATAAGGGAAATAAAAAATTTTTAGGGGAGGTGACTACGCCCGAATACTTTACATAATATAGGGGTGGGGGGGGACTGTTTGGCTGGGTATGTTGGTTTTAATTGCTGTATAATAGTGTGTTACGGTTTATATTATCTATATAATATAAAATTTATATTTTCTTACATTTTCCTTGCTGTCCCATCATTGGCGAGAATTGGGAAATACACACAACGTAGCCGAAGACACCCCCAAATCATTATAAATAAAATCAATATTATAAATATATGATATAGATAATATCTATTAAATATCCTACTCCATTACCGATCTGTATTCATTTGTATTTTATATATATAATGTTTGTAATATAGGTAAAATCTATTGATATTAACCGTTTATGTTTTCTCTTGTTGCTATAATATGTTTACATTTATTAGTGCTGTGTTTATGTGTTATAATTAGTTTATAATAAGATGTTTAATTATATATTATTTGTGTTTTAAAACATGTGTATTTTATAAAAATATTTTGCGATATTCTTTGCTGTTTACGATATAATTTGTATCTTTGTAATGTAAGGAAGGGATAGATATAAGTTCTGGTTCTTACAAGCGTTGTTTATATTATGAGATAAAAAAGGAGGTGTAAGTACAGCAATCCTCACACCTCCGAAAGAAGGGAATACCCAGTAAAAGTCCATCCCACTCCAACGAGGGCAAAAGTCCTCATCCTGGTTATCACTTCCACATTATCCTCTTTGAAACTCCGCTGTAGTTTGAATTATTAACAATTTAAATATACCAGTTATGAAAAAGGGAAATTTACCTACACAGGAATACGAATTAATCAACGTGTGTATGCAAACAGTTGAAACCGGAACTCCGTTAACCTGCGATGATTGCGGGCGTACAATATTTAACATTGCAACTATAAAAGGGAAAAGCGATGGGG